ATCCGTATTGGTTGGCGGTGATGGTTGCCGAGCCGATCTTGTAGTCGACGCCGGCCTTGGTCACATACACCGTGACGGTGTTGGTGGAGGACGCATCGTTGGTGATCAGCGCGTAGGTGAGCTCGCCCGCTGCGTTATCCGCCGTGTTGGTGATCGATGCGGTGGTTCCATAGTCGGCCATGTCGTAAGCTGTCCAGTCGGCGCTGAATGCAGCGGCGGCAACCAAAACGATTGCGAGTGCGATGATTTTTTTCATGGTGTTCTCCCGGTTAGTTTCCAAGGGTTGGAAACCGCCCCGGATTGCTCCGGGGCGGAATCGCTTAGGACTGGTGTACCCCGTCCATCACCGCGAAGGCCGCCGCCTGTTCGAGATCGAAGTCTGCGAACATGTTGACGGTGACTTTGGTCTGGGCTTTGTCTGCCAGGCTGTACGGATCGACAACCACTTCCTGCCCACCGAAGAAGCCGAGGATGGCTTTGTCCCAGTCGCCGAAGATCAGCGAGGTGGTGTTGGAGGTTTCGCTTCCCTTGGTAACGTTGCTTGGCACCTGGTTGGAAACAGCGGCTTTGTAACCGTTGACCATGTTGTCGTCCCACAGCATTTTGCTGCCGGCCGAAGAGGCGACGAGCGTCTGCTTGAGGATTCCGCGTCCGCGTCCGCTGGTCAGGTAGGCCAGGTTTCCGATGTCGGCGTTGTCAGCAGCGCATTCGGTTTCGAGGCCGATGATGTCTGCCAGAGCAGCGGCTTTTCCATTGTCGCCGGAAGCGACGCTGTTGACGCCGGAGTAGTTCAGGATTCCGTACCAGTGGCCGTCGGAGATGCCGTCGCCGTTCAGGGCGAGGTAGTCAGCACACAGGGCGCAGGCTTTTAGGAGCTGATCCTGAACGAATGCGCTGACGTCAGGGCTAGACTGCAAGAACAGCTGGTTGCTGTAGGGCAGCGTTGCGCCGATGCGGTGCGGGCTGAGGGTCAATTCGCCAGTGACGATAGTGGCAGCGGATAGCTGGCCAACTTCCGTTGCGCTCGATGCGCTCGGGCTGGTGGTGACTTTCGGGAGTTTGAGCGTGCCGGCCAGTCCGGTCATGATGCGGCCGCCGAGTTTACCAATCACGATCTGGTTGCGCAGCGTGTCGATGACGTTCGGGGCAGTGACGGTCGGGATGAACTCGCCGCCGGCGTTGGAGCTGGATGCCATTGCTGTGGCGCGGAGCAGCATGGATGGAACCATGATGCTGTTGCCTTTGGCGCTGTCGATTCCGCAACGCTGGGCTTCTTCGAGTCCGAGGCCCATCACGTCGGCTTCTACACCGTCGAGCTTTTGACCGCGAGCGATCAGCGTCATGGCGCGTAGCAGGCTGAATCCGCGCAGGTCTTTTTGCTCAGACTTCGAGAAGTCGGCGATCTGCTGGAGCGGGTTGTGGCCTTCGCTGTATTTCTTCAGCACAAAGGCGTTGAATTCGCCAGCGGACTTGCCTTCGCGGATGAAGGCGGCGGCGTCGGCTTCGAGGCCGTGCTGTTTGGCGGCGGCGTCAATCGCTTCGCGGCGGCTGATTTCTTCGCGGGCTTTGGTCTGCGCGGAGGCTTCGCCAGATTTGCGGGCGGCTTCCATTACAGATTCGAGGGAGGCTTCTTCGGACAGTCCGAGGGACTTCGCCATTTTTTTGAGTTCGTCGGGATTCATAGTGTTCTCCTGTTTGATTTTGATTGGCTGTTTGGGTGCAGGATCGTCCTGCCGGTTCGTGCCGACGGTGCGATCGGCCGGGACGGACACGATTGATATTTCGTGCGGCTCCCAATCCGTAACGCGGTATTCGTCGGGCATGTTTTCTGACTCTTTGGTGAGTTTCATTTCGTGGACGCGGTAGCCAACGGAGACGTTCCGACGGATTCCATCTTCCACATCCTGCTTGATTTCTTGAGCGAGTTCGCCTTTCCCAAAGCGAACAACAGCCGTTCCCCGGCCATTCTCAAGTTTTGCAGATTCAATAACGCCGATGAGCTGGTCATGGTTGTGCTGGAGCAGTAGCGGCGCGTTGCCGCTGGCGATCCAGTCCAGGCGAACCTCGCCATCAGCGTGGCCAAGGATCTCCATGCCGAACCAGCGTTCGTAGGCATCCTCGGAAGAAAAAGAGGGTTCGAAGGTTTTGGTTTCGCCGGCGGCTTTCTGTTCGTCGGTTTGTTCGGCGGCGCGAATGGAGCCATTAAAGGTGAGCCCTTTGGCGTTCATTTCGGCAATCAGTTTTTTAATTTTCGGATCCATGGTGTCTCCTCGCTTAGGCGGGTGGTTCTTCGGTGATGGTTGAAAGGTCTATCCCGCAGCCCCATGACTCCGGAATCGGCAGGCCGCGATCGTTTAGCATTTGGATCGCGTCGGCGTAGGCGTCGAACACATCTTCCAGGTCTTCTCCATTTTCGGCCGCGATTTCGAACGGACTGCGGGATAGATCGCCAAAGGCGACGCGCTGGGCGTTGTGGGTTTTCAGCGGGTCGATGTGTTTGCGGCGCGGCGGCTGGAAGCGCGCCTGCTCAAATTTCCAAACCTTGGAAATTGGTAGTTTCACCGCGCCGGTGGTGATGGCCATCGGAAGCCAGGCGCGGAAGATGGGTTCTTCGAACGATTCAATCCAGAACTGCTGCAGGTCGGACCACAGCGCGATGTCGGCATGGACGCCGATCTGGCCGGCGGAGTAGCTGACGCCGGAATAGTCGTTGCCGAGTTCAGGATAAGACACGCCGAAGCCGCTGGCGATGTCGCGCACGATGGATTTTTTGAACTGGTCGAAGTCGGCGTTCGGGTAGCCGGGGTCGAACGATTCGAAATTAACACCTTTCGGCAACAGGTCGATCATGCCCGGCGCGACGTCGGAAGGAATATCTTCCAAATCTAATTGCTTGCCTTCATATTCTTCACCGGGTGAGATAAACCCCATTTTCGAGGCGGCGACTTTATAGCCGACTTGCACAGCGGTTTCGATGCCGTCGAGCAGTTTGGCGCGCAACCCCGTCGGGGCAAGGTGGCTGATACCGCGCGTCTGGCTGGGGCGTTCGGCACGGTAGATGTGCAAAATCTGCGCGGCTGGGATCCGGCGGCGGGTGGATGCGACCGTAGTGACGCCGCGACCCGTCGGCCCGATTTCGTCTAGAAAGTGGTAAGCAATCGGTTTGCCGACACGGTCGATTTCGACACCCATGCGGATCTCGTTAATGCCGGAGGAGGCGCGGCGGTTGAAGGTGTGGTCGAGCCGTTCGGAGTCGATCATCTGCACGGCGAGGCCGTGGGCGTAGGCTCCGCCGCGGGCGATCTGCACAATCACCTCGCCATCGACGAGCAACCGCTGGACGGCGGTCTGCGCGAAGTCGCGGCGGCCCTGCCGGGTGTTGAGCGAAAAGTTCCAAGCCTTGGAAAAATCAACGTAGCCAGACTCGATGACGCGCTGGTCGTTTTTGTCGGGGACATATTTACCCTTGACGATATCGCCTGCACGGCTTTGCAGGCGGATCCCTTTGGCCCCGACGATGTTCGTGCGGGCCATAATTAAAAATTTGCGGACGTGGGAATCGTTGCGCTCCAGCTCGCGGGCGCGATTGCGCAGCGCATGGATGGAATTATAGATGGCCTGGTCGGCGGTGAGTGATCCAGAAAAGAAGTCGTTCGTGATGCGGTTGACCTGCGCCATAGAGAAGTTGCGCGTCTTTTCCTTTGCCACAACCGGCATCCGGACCACTTCCGAGACCGTTTCTTTAACCGTTGCCGGGACATTGTAAATATCACTACGCATCAGTAAACCTCAGTCCGATTGATTGAATTCGGCCTTTTCCGGCGGCGCGGTCGGTTTCGCGCTGGACTTGGCGGGCGACGCGGTCGCGGGCGTTTTGAAGTTCTTCCCACGTTAGGCGGGAAATGGAGCGTCCATTGTAGGAAATGGAGGATTGGTCTTTGGACGCTTTGCCTTCGAGCAAGGCGTCGATGGCTTCGAGTTGTTTCTGCGCGGAGGAGCGCAGGTCGGTGTCGGTTGCGGCGGCGAGTTGCACAATTTCGCTGGCGGCGATTTCGGTGGTGGTGCCGTCGGTGGCGATGAGCTGCAGGGTGTAGGTGCCGGCTTTTAGATCGGCGAGACTGGTTGCGGGGATGGTGAGCGTCCAGGCGGTTCCGCTGCCGGAGGCGTTGGCGGCAGCAATGTCGACTGATCCACTCGAACCCACTAGACGCGCGGAGAGCGTCCAGGTGTCGGCGGAATAGTTTTCAAGTGTATAGGTTCGCCGCGAATCGTAGCCGGCAAAGAGTTTATCCAGATTCATGGTGAGCAGATTAGAGATGCGTTAACGACATCCACCGGCTAGGCGATGGCGTCGCGCAGGCTTTTGCCGCGGCGCAGGCGCATGTGTAGGGTGTGGCGGCCGAGTCCGGCGCGCTCGGCCCATTCAGCAACCGATAGGCTTTCGCCATTGAGGGAGAGCTGGGGGGCGCGGGCGCGTTTGGTGCGGCGGATCCGATCGCGGCGGGCGTCGCGCGCTTGGTCGGCAAAGTGGCCGGTGCGGGAGTCGGGGAATGTGATGTGTTGCTCGGCGCAAAACCGTTGCAGACTGGTCGGGTTGACTTCGAGCGTGTCGGCAATTTCGCGGCGGGTCATGCCCAGTGGAATGAAGCCGGCGACGACGTCGCGCAGCGGTTCGGCAAATTCAGTTTCGATCTGTGAGGCTCGGTCAAAGATTGAATTTTCCATGCATCCAGAATGCCACGGCTCGCGCCCGCGCGCGTAGTGACCAGACCAGACCAGATGTGGCCGGAACGGATTGAGAAAGAATTTTGGCAGAATAATTAAGGACAGAATGATTTGGTGCGGGGCAAAGAATCTTTGACCGGATCACAAGATGAACAGGTTGTCCAAACCCACCGACCTAGCAAACTTACAAATCCCCGCGCGGTGCGCGGACTCCGCAACCGTCCATCGAACCGGACATAGACCCGCTGCGGATCGGGGCACGAAAGCAGCTCGATACAGTGATTGCCCAGACTTCCAGACGTCCGCACCGTCGCCACAACAACCGACTCCTCGGCTTGCTCTTCACGGATGCGACGCCGGGCCGCCACACCCAGCGCCGACTTCTTCCGCGCGATCTCGCGCCGCTTTGCTATATACTTTGCAGATGCCACTTTACAAAAGTTAGGTTAATTGCCTTAAGTGGTTATTACCTTGTTGGGTGCGTCAATTTTCAATTCGTGCAACAGTTCTCTGAATTGAATAAGTTCTTTCACCGCGTCCATCGCTTTTTTGATGATGTGAACATCAACCAT